CTAGAATTCAAGAAAAGGCATTCGTTGAAACAATTGACGGACTGTCTATTTTAGTTCAGCCACTAAAAATCAAATACCTTAGAGAGTTCATGGATGAATTTGAATGGGTTAAAACAGCTCAAGACGATAATGAAGCCACTGGGTTTTTAGTTGGATGTGCTAGGGTAGCTATGAAACAGTTTTATCCCATGTTCACCACTAATGATGATATAGAGGATAATTTTGATATGCATAATTTAAAGGTAATTCTTGATTATGCAGCTGGTATCAAAATGGAGCCAGAAGAGGATGATCTAGCTAAACAGGCAACATCAGAAGAAAATACAACCTGGGATACACTTGACTTGGCAAAGTTAGAGTCAGAAGCTTTTTTGCTTGGCATATGGAAAGACTTCGATGAGTTAGAAGAGTCAATATCAATTCATGAATTAACTACCCTGCTTGAGGCAAAAAGAGAGCAAGACTATAATGATAAAAAGTTTACTGCTGCACTCAAGGGCATAGATCTTGATGAACAGTCTGGACGTGCAGAAGATGATCCATGGGAAGCCATGAAGGCAAGAGTATTTGGTGGAACAAATGATCCAAATGATATCATGGCATATCAAGGTGTAAATGCTAGCAAAGCTGGGTTTGGCATTGGTATGGGATTAGACTATGAAAAAGTCTAAAAATATACCCGTATTATGATATAATTAAACAATACATTAAGGAGACAATAATGGCAACTACCGTAAACGAAAAGAAGACGGTATCACTAATCGATGGAACAAAGATTGAACTAAGACCGCTTAAGATTTCCCTTCTTCGACCTTTCATGAAGAAATTTGAGGGAATTGCAGCAGTAGCAGAAGACAACACAAAGTCAATGGATCTACTTATGGAGTGTGTGCTTATTGCACTGCAACAGTATAAGCCAGAGCTCACTGACACAGAATACCTAGAAGAAAATCTAGATCTTCCAACAGTCTATCAGATTGTTGAAGAGGCTTCAGGTATTAAGCTAAGCGAAGCCCAATTTGGCTCAATCGCTGGCTAATAGTTTATAAAGAGGTGTAAATGAATGGCTGATGTCGAATCCAATATTAATATTAATATTGATGCGTCTCAAGCACTAGCAAATTTAAGGGCTCTTCAACGAGAGATATCAGCCTTTCATACACAAATGGCAAAGGGTGGTGCTGCAGCACAGGCAGCATCAAATAACCTTTCTCAGAATCTAGTCAACCAAATCAATGCTACTGGAAAGTTTTCTGCCCAGTTTACTAATGTTGCTTCAACAACAGAAGCATTTACAACAGCACTAGAAAAGAATCAGTTTACTCTTAGAGAGTATTTTAGATATACAGGTGCAGCAACAAAAACTTTTGGCAAAATGTTTGCACAAGAGTTCGACACAATTAGCACAGTTGCTCGTGAACGTGTAAAAGATCTTCAATCACAATATATTAAGCTTGGAAAAGATGCCAATGGTGCTATTCAGGCAATCAAGGTACGCCCACTCGCTCTTGATATGGATGATCTTGGAACTAAAACACAAATTGCTGCACAAAAAACACAGATTTTAAATCAGCTACTTCAGCAAGGTTCTACAAACCTACTTAACTTTGGTAAGAATACTCAATGGGCTGGTCGTCAGCTAATGGTTGGTTTTACCATTCCATTGATGATGTTTGGATCACAAGCAGCTAAGGCATTCCAGGATGTTGAGGAGCAAATGATTCGCTTTAAGAGAGTCTATGGAGACCTACAAACAACTTCTAAAGATGCTCAGGCTGCAGCAGATGATGTAAAGAGACTTGCCTCAGAGTATACAAAGTATGGCATTGCTGTTGCAGATACTATTAAGCTTGCTGCAGATGCAGCTGCAACTGGTAAACAGGGTGCAGAACTTATGGCACAGGTTGCTTCTGCAACAAAGCTTGCAGTTCTTGGCGGTATTGATCAGCAACAGGCACTACAGACAACTATCTCATTGACCAATGCTTTTGGTATTGCTGCAGATGATCTCGCTAAAAAGACTAACTTCCTAAATGCTGTTGAAAACCAGACTGTTACATCTATCGATGATCTAACAACAGCTATCCCTAAAGCTGCACCAGTTGTCAAGCAACTTGGTGGTAACGTAGAGGACCTTACATTCTTCCTTACAGCTATGCGTGAGGGTGGTGTAAATGCTGCTGAAGGTGCTAACGCACTTAAGTCTGGTCTTGCATCTATGATTAATCCAACTAAGGCTGCATCAGATATGCTTGCTGGGTTTGGTATTAATATTAGAGGTATTGTAGACTCTAATGCTGGTGATCTAAAGGGAACAGTTATTGGAGTAGCTAAAGCACTTGATACACTGGATCCACTAAACCGTGCACGTGCTATTGAAACTATGTTTGGAAAGTTCCAGTTTGCACGTATGTCTGCCATGTTCCAAAACATTACAGATCAAGGTTCTCAGGCAAATAAAGTTCTTCAATTAACAACAGCTACCTCAGAAGAATTAGCAATCCTGTCTGAACGAGAAATGAAGACAATGGAAAACTCACCATTGTACAAATTTAAAAAAGCAATGGAAGATCTTAAGGCAACACTTGTACCAATTGGTGAGCAATTCCTAAAAGCAATTACTCCAGTGATTAAATTTATTGGCGGAATTCTTGAAAAGTTTAATGATCTAAGTGATGGTTCAAAGAAGTTTGTTGTAACGCTTACAACTATTCTTGCTGGTATTGGTCCAGTAGCACTTATGACTTTTGGTCTTCTTGCTAACGGCGTAGCAAACATTATCAAGTTATTTACATCAGTCAAGAGAGTATTTAACGGTGCTGGTGGAGCATCACAAGATCTTGGGTCACAAACAAGATTTATGACACAAGCTCAAATTGAAGCTGCAGCTGCTGCATCATCTCTTGATCAGGCTCACTCAGCATTAAAGCAAACATTTACATCTGAAGCTAATGCTGTAGATATGCTAACTGCTGCATATCAAAGAGCAATCACAGCACAGCGTGGATTCTCAGGTGGCCCAGTTCCAAATACAAGACCAACTAAGCCAAAGAATTTTGCAGATGGTGGAGTTGTTGTAACTGGTCCTGGCGGTCCAAAAGATGATGCAATTCCAGCAAACCTATCAAACGGCGAGGTTGTACTTTCTGTAGATACAGTAAATAAAAACCCTGGTGTTGTTGCTGCACTTCTACAGGGAAGAAAGATTAATGTTCCAGGATTCTCAAATGGATCTGGTGCAGAAAAATTTGTAAGTAGTGGAATGGGATATAGCCAAGGACACTTCTCTGGATTTAGTGAGCACACTGGACAGCAACTTCTTGATATGGCAAAGAATGATCAAGACCTAGCAGCTATTAGAAGTAGACTACAAACACAAGCTGAATTGCTATCAAAAATAACTGGCAATGAAGTTAAGTATGAAGATATGCTTACACGCAAATTCCAGACATACGACAACAGAGTTGTTGGTCAGTCTATGGCTCTTAACACAATGCTTGGACAATCATCTGGCAAGGGTGGACAAGCAACAGCAGACTTTGTACAAAGAGAATATGCAGGACAGCGTGAGCAAGCACACGGTATGGCTGCTAACTTTATGAAGGCAAATGGTGTAACTCCAGAAAAAATTCAGGTAGCAATGACAGACCTAGCTGATGAGGTAGATGCAGGAATTGCAGACTTTATTGCTAAAACAGGTAAGTCAGCCAAAGATGTTAAGATGTCTGGACAAGATCTTGATAAGGTTATGCAGACTGCATATGAAAAGGTAGCATCACGCAATAAAGATTTAGCACAAGCATATGCAGGAATGTCTGAAGTAGCAGGTATTGCTTCTGTAGAAAAAACTAGCACAGGATCAAATAACAGACTAGCTCTTTCAAGATTTAGAACATGGTACAAGAGAAGTTCTACTAAAGATGAAAACTATACAGCTGGTATGGAGTATTCAGATCAGCCAGCATACCTTGCTCAAGTAGCAAAGCGTAAGTTTAGAGGCGACAACCTAACACTTGCCAAGAAGGTAAGAGATGCAGACCCTGAAGGATTTAGAGATCTACTTCAACAGGGCGATGCAAAGAAGCGTCTAGCAATGCTTAAGGCAATTGCAAAGAAGCACGGTATTGCAGTTATTGATGAAATGGGCAAGGGTGCACAAGAAGGTCTTGATGAAGGACTACAAAATGCATCTCCATCAAAGAGAGCAAGGAAGTCTGGTAACTATGGTGCTGAAGGTTATATTGAAGGTCTAGAATCAAAGCCAGATGCTGCAACTCAGGCTGGTAAAAGAAATGCTAAAAGAGCTAATGATGGTATAGAATCAGAAGTTGCAGCTGCCAGAGCAGCTGGTAAAAAAGTTGGAACAGCAGCAGCACAAGGTGTTTCTGAGAGTACTGGTTCTACTGGTCCAAGAGATATGTCTGGAACAGGTCTTCAAGGCATGTTTAATAGAAGCAAGCTTGGTGATAAGTTTAATAATAGTGCATTTGGTCAAAGACTTAATGCTAGAGCAGCATTCTCTGGTGGTGAGCCAACAGCTATGGCTCAAGGTCTTCGTAAAGCTGGTGGAGTTGGTATGGGCGTTACATCAGCTCTTGCTATGGCATCTGCAATTCCTGGCCCAATTGGACAAACTGCACAAAGTATTCTACCAGTAGCAAGTGCTATTACAACAGTTCTACCAATGTTATCATCACCAATTGGAGTAGCAGTGCTTGCTATTGGTGCTCTTGCAGGTGCAGTATACATGCAGAAGAAAGCATTTGACGATGCACAAAATGCAACATTAGATTTTGCCGAAAAGGTTGGCGTTTCTACTAAGGCAGTCGAATCATTTAGTAAGTTCGCTGGTACAGTATCTGCTTCTGAGGTAATGCGTAAGCGAAGAGAAGGAAACATTAATCCTTTCCAGATTCAAACAGGAAAAACAACCTGGGGACAATCGTATGTTCAAAGTGAAGATGGCAAAAAGCAAGTTCAAAATGTTAAGGCAGACATTAAGAAAAATGGTGCAGGAGCTCAGTCAAATATTGTTGCTCAAACAGCTGCAGCTGTGATGGATGGCTCTATGTCTGCAGCACAAGCAAGAAGCTATATTGCTGCAGTAGGACAACAACTTGGAGATACCTCATTCTCTATTAAGGCAAATGCTCAGCTAATTAGTCTTATTGGTGTTAATGGAGAAAATATTCTAAAAGATGGTATGGCCATTAGAACTAAGCTTATTGAAGATCAAAGAGCTAAGACGACAGCATCAATGAAAGATCTGCAAAAGGCTTCAGCATTTAATGGCGGAGATCTTGGAAATACCGCACTTGGTGTAGGTGGCGGTGCAGCAGCAGGTGCAGTAGCAGGTGCAATTGCTGGTAGTGCAATTCCTATTATTGGAACAGCAGTTGGAGCCATTGGTGGTGCAATCATTGGTGGTGTTGCAGGAGGAATTTTCGCTCAACAAGATAGACAAAAGAGAATTGGTAATGCGTCTGCTGCTACTGTAGCAATGCAAAAACAAGAGCTTGAAGTAGAACAGCAAATGCTTGACTCACTCGATATGGAGTATGAGAAGAAGTATGCTAACCTAATGGCTGCTGGAAAACAAGCAGAAGCTGAAAAGCTTACAAATGATTATCTTGCAAATAGACAGGCACTTCTAGATCAGCAAGCAACAACAGTGCAGAATATGGCTACTAGCTTCAAGTCAGCAGACTCAGAAGTTCAGGGTGCCCTAATGTCTGGTGTTGATAAGGCAGTTACTAAAAAATACAAGGGAACAATGTATGAAGACATGGTTGGCCTTGCTAATGATAAGCTTGCATCATCTGGTCTTAGCCAAGAGAAAGTCTTTGTTCTAAAAACTGAAATGGCAGCAGGAAATATTGATCCTATGAAGATGATCAATATTATGAATACTTTTGCTGGAGACCAAAAAACTATTGATAAAGTTCTTAGCATTATTACAAAATTTGGTGGTGCAACTGGTGCACAAACAGACCAAGTAATGGCACTATTTGATGGTAATAAGGCAATTCAAAAAAGTATTGTTACAAAGGTATCTGCAGCAAAAACATCTAAAGATGCACAAAGCATATTGAATATGTGGGCTGCAATTGGATCATCTACAGCACGTAGCAAAGACTTGAAGGTTGTGGCTGATTTTATTGATAAGAATCCTGCTGTACAAAAGAAACTTTCTGGAATTATTGATACTGTTAATAAGCATCAGGGTAAGTTTAAGATGGACTTCATTACAAACTTCCTGGGTGATAATAAGGGTGCAATGGATGCTCTTAAGCAAGACATGGACTATTTCAACAAACTGTCTGATAAAGAGCAAAAGGTATACCTAACAGAACTTGCAGTAATCTCTACTAAGGTTATTTCTGCTAAAGATCCTCTAGTTCAGACCTGGCTAAAGGGTGCAGGTTCTTCATATGCTAATTCAACAGACGGTGAGCAACTTGCTGCATATCTTGCATATGATGCTCAGACTGTTACTAAAGCTGCTATTGATACAACCAGCAAAAAGCCAGGACCTGGAGCAGGCGGTGGTGGCGGTGGTCCACAGGCATCTGCTATCGATGGTCTTACAAAAGAACTTCGTGATGTACAAAAGAACCAAATTGTTCCAAAGGTTGGTTGGGGTGCCAATATGAGCATTCTTCGTAACCTTTTCTCTGGTAAAGATTCAAAGGGCAAGGATAAGAAAGAACTAACACTCTTCAGTGGTCTACAGAACGACATGAGAGCTAAGGGTGCTGGCGAAGATCTTATTCAGCTTATTGCTGGTATGGACCCTGCTGAATTTGAAAAACACAAAAAAGAACTCTTTAACTTCGATAAGAAGGGCAATATTAAGTCATTTAAGTCTGATCTAGTTACTATTGGAGAAGCACTACGATCTATTCAGCTTGGTAAGTTTGTTGATCAACAGCAAGCTGTACTAAAGCAAACTGGAGAACAGGGCTCTGCACTAGAAAAGCTTAAAAAGGCTGGTGTTGATACTGCTACTGCATATTCAATGGTTGCTGACCAGGCAACTGCATCTGCTATTGCTAACTCTAAGTTAAGTCCTGCTAAACTTCAGGAGATGGCTGCTGCTGCTAAAAAGGCTGCAGACGCAGTGCTTGAGTTTAATACTCGTACAAGTCTAGCAAACTCTGTTCAAGAATTCAATGATAAAAAGGCACTACTTCTTAAATTAGGAGCACAGGCAAAGAACTTTACAGACGAACAGATGACGGAAATTTTAAATAACCAAGATCTTCAAAAGATGATTCTACATCCTGAGTTCAATCAAGAAGAATTTAATCAAAAGCTTAAGCAGGTTGCAGAACAGGCTAATGTTGAGATTGCACTTAAGTCACTAACCATCGATGGCATGAAGGACCTATTCCAAACAGGATTTAATAATGCTATGAATGAAATTAATGCTAAGGAAACAAAAATCAATATCCAGTTTGAGAATAAGACTGCTGGAGATAATAAGATTATTAAAGATTCTGAGAATCAAATTGCTGGAATCAACTATCAGGTTGGACAATGGCAGGCACAGCTCAAGGGCATTGAGGATCAAGAGAAAACAATCAATGAGTCTTATGACAAGCGTAAGGAAGCTTTAAGCACTATCGCTCAAATGAACGATAGAATTTCTAATCAGCAAAAGGGTCAGCTAGGACTTGCACAAGCACTCGCTTCAGGTGATATGGGGGCTGCTGCTCGTGCTGCACAGGATATGCGTTCACAGGCAGCTGGATATGCAATTCAAGACCAGCAGAGTGCACTTGAAGCATCTAGAAAAGATGCTCTTGGTGCTGTAAGAAGCGATAAGGGTTATTCAAGACTTGAAATTGAAACTCAGGTGAAGATACTTAATGATCAAATTTTTAAGATTCAGCAAGACTCACTTATTCCTGCACAAGAAAGAGTAAGACTAGCAACTGTTGAAAGAGATAGACAACTTGAGTTAGTCACATCTCTTGGATTAAATAAGAGTCAGTGGAATGAAATTAAAAATAATATTGACCTTGCAGAAATTGGAACTGGGAAATACCAGCAGTCAATCTCTATTGCTAAGGACCTTGTTGGAGATATGCTTAAGCACTGGAATGATATGCCTAAGACATTCGAAACTCTTTACACAATTCGTCAGAAATATATTACTGAGGGGACTCCTGCTGCTGGTGCACCAACAGTAACAGATACATCTGGAGTTACTGGAGTTGGAAAAGCTGATAAGATTGATAATGGTGGAATCCCATCTGGAGTACCAAGTTCAGCACTAGTGTCTGGATATGGAGCAGTTACTACTGGCCCAACAGCTGCAGAAAAGCAAGCATGGCTATTTGCAGCTACAACTGGTAGAGCATCCTCACTGACACCAGCACAAAGAGCAGCTATTGGGTTTGCAAGCGGTGGTTCTGTTCCTGGAGTTGGAAATTATGACAATACCCCAGCAGTTCTAACTCCTGGTGAATTTGTTATTAATAGAAATTCTGTTGGTAAGTATGGCCGTGGTTTATTAAATTCAATTAACTCTGGAACATATAGAGAACCTTCAATGCCAGCAATGACAGCAGCAGATATCCCTACAGCAGATATTTCAAGAGGAACCTCTATAGTTCAAACATCAAACCACAGTTCAGTGTATAATTATACTCTAACAGTAAATGCAAAAACTGATGCTAATGCTAATGATATTGCTCAAACTGTAATGGCTAAGCTTCGTCAAGTTGGAAGCAATGACCAAAGAATTAGAGGGGTTAGATACTAATGGCATCACAAGCCTATAAAGCAGGCAGACAGAAGTATGCACGTCCACAGGCAATGCTGTGGTCTAATAACCCACCTCAAATTTTATCTAATGAGTATATTCCAATTGGGTATGAGATTGGCTCAAATACCCCAGGAACAACAAAATTGTCAAATGATTTTTTGATTCTATCTGATCATAATCGACAGCCACTTGATTTTAAGAATAATCGTATTGAAACAAGAAAACGTATGATAAATGGCCAAATGAGGGCATATCACGTTGCAGATAAATTACAAATCAATGTATCTTGGGATAATTTGCCATCACGTGGGTTTGCAAGTAAGGCACTATTTAATAATGAAACTGGAGAATCATCTTTGGCACAAGCTGATCAGTTTACAGTAGATGGTGGTGCTGGAGGCATTGAAATGCTAGACTGGTATGAGACACATACTGGATCATTTTGGGTATACCTATCATATGATAAGTACAACCAGTTTTCACCAGAAGATACAGATAGATATACTAGACTAGGTCAATATGCCTATGCTATAAAGATGTTTGTTTCATCTTTTGACTACACTGTTCAAAAAAGAGGCAACGCTGGGCATGATCTTTGGAACATTCAGCTATCACTAGAAGAGGAATAATATGTTTGGCGATGACAAACTTAATCAATATTTAACTACAGCCTCTTCAATCAATGTTCAGTCTAAGGTGTTTGCAGAGTGGAATCTTAACTGGTCGTCCAATATATCTAAAATTGGTAATTATAGATATAGGCCAACCTCACCTTCTGACCCTAACTATATTATTCAGACATCATATGATCAAGATGATTATGCAAACTCTTATACTGGTGCAACAGATGCTGACATTGTAATCGATGGTGGTTATGATAAAAATGACCAACCGCTAGGTTTTATTTCAAAAAAGACAAGAAATAGCCTACTCTATTCACTTGAAGATTGTTTTAATAGATTTAGACCAAGATCTGGCATTAACAAGGCATCCCTATTTTCTGGGCATTTTTTACATCACTCAAATAAAGATATGTATGCACGTCCAAGATACTATATGGCTGACAAAGCAGATAAGTTTAAGTATTGGTCATCATTCCGTACAGAGGCTGGGTATGATCGTGGTCTATCATTTAGATCAGGTAACTCATTCTTCATTGAGGATGCTGCCCCATTTGTGGTTTATAATGAAAAGATTTCTACAAATAGGGTAGTTGTTAAGATGCAGACACATGTTGGAACAAAGGATCTGGGTCCATTCTATACAGCATCATCACAACTAAATGATCCATACTATGGATATGTAAATAGTAGAACTCCTGAATCATGGTCAATCCAATACCTTGAAGATTCTCAGTGGAAAACAGCTATATCATTTACGGCATCTTCGTCTAGAGCAGATGGATCTCCAATTATTGGTCCAGACGGATATGTTGAAATATTTTATGGACTTAATGTTCCACCAGCATATAGAACAATTTTTAATTTTAAAACTGAGATTATTTCAGATACTATGCTTCCGCTTAATCCAAAAGTTGGGGATGCATATTTAGTCAAGATAGATGAAAATGATCTTGGACTATTCCATATTTATACTGCAACTGGTTTTAAAACTTTTACGCCAACATATGGGTGGCAATTGCTAGATGGTGATATTGTAGATTATAGAAATACACTGACAAAAATTTCATCAGCATATTCATATAAAGACTTAATATCAAATAGTATTAAATATAGACAGTTTTCTAACATAAGTGGATTGCGTGTAGTCGTAACAACAATGCATCGAAATGATAGTACTTTTGACTTAATTGAGCTATCCCCAAGACTTTTTGCAGATATGACAGACTATACAGAAAACCTAAGCCTTGATAAGACTGCATCAGATCTTGGTGTATCTGGAATGCCTGTAGGACAACTTCTGACATCAACTGGAAAGATTTCTATGTTTGATTATGATAATACTTTCAATCCAAATTATGATAAAAGTATTATTGGAAAATATCTTAAGCAATCAGCAAAGTTTTTAGTTTACGAACAAATTATTATAGATGATGGATCAAAATATTTAATTCCTATAAAACATCTTTACTCAAAGGGTATGCCAGTATTTAATGCATCGTCAAGATCAGCAGACTTTGATTTAAGAGACTATTTCTCTGTTTTTGAATCCCAGGAATGTCCTGACCTACTAATGCAAGATGTATCATTAAGCGTAGCCATAGCAACACTGCTTGACTCTGTTGGTTTTTCTAACTATAAGTTTTATCGTACTGAGAATGATAATGATCTGATAATCCCATATTTCTTTGTTAATAAAGATAAGTCAGTGGCTCAGGCACTACAAGATTTAGCTATAGCTTCTCAGAGTTCCATGTTTTTTGATGAAGAAAATAATTTTATTGTTATGGCAAAAAATTATATGATGCCAACAATTTCAGAAAGACCAACTGACATGATAGTTAGTGGAGAGCAAACTGGATCACTTTCTGCCAATATAGAAGCAATATCTACAAATGAAACAAAAGCACTTAATGATGGTTCAATCTCATATAAAAATTACTATATTCAAAAAACTACTGGAAAGCTAAAACAGCAAGCACAGTTGGATATAGATCGCACTTGGATTTATAAACCAGTATTACTATGGCAAGCATCTCAGGCTAACTTTACTAAACCACAAAATGATGAATTTGGACAGGGAGCATTCAGCTTAGCTGCAGTACCACTAAATACAACCCTGGGTAATGAAGTTCCAATAGTTAAAAATGGAGTAGTGATTAATAATACTATGGATTTTGGGATGCCAGTACTTTCTGGTCTATCTCGCTATAATGGATATTTCTATGCCAATGGAGAAATCATCAAATATGATGCAGTACAGTTTGTTACATCACAAGGAACTGTATGGATTCAGTCACCACAAGAGTATGCAGACTACTTCTCAAAAATTTCTTTTGGTGGATCGATGTATCCTACTGGTCTAGTAAGAATTTTTGCACAACCATACTACCAAACAGTGAATGGTGTAACTAGATTTAAAGAAGGTCCAGTAGAAAAGCATGGTCGTATGCAATTTGGTACTGGCTATAGAAAAGCAGACGGGACAGTTGAACCATGTGTTCATAATGCTGGACTATCACCTGAGTGGCAAAATGCAACTGTGAATGGATGCAGAATGTCGTTCTCAGATATGCTTTCATCAAAAACTGAAGATGCATTGTCTAAATCTAAGGGTATTTCTTTAGCTTCTACTGGCATTGCAGGCACAAAGGTTGCAGCTACTTCTAAAAGTGGTATTATTAGAAACTTCATGAGCTCTACATATCTTACAGATAAAGACACTAATGCTCTTAAGACAGCACAAAAGGGATCAGTTCAAGCATCAGCTTTAGTATTAGAGGGACCATCGTTTGCTGCAGAAGATAAACCATCAGAATATCTAGCATATATACCTAAGCAGCTAGATTCTAAATTTGTTCATTTTGGTGCAAGGCTTAGACTAATTGGAAAGAAATCTAGCAAGCCAGACTTAGAGAATAAGCAAACTCCAAATGGATCAATGTCATATTTTTCAGATGCATCTATTGGGGCATCATCTGGAGGAATTACAGTTCTAAATAATCCAGCAACTAATGCAGGATATTATTTTGAGCTAATGGCATTGACAAAAGAAAACATGGATGTTGCTGGAGAAAATACACCAATAGCAAATTTAGTATTTTATAAGGTAAAGGGTGGAACTGATTCACTAGCTAATCCAGTTAAGCTGTGGGAAGGTTCATACCCAATTATCGTTGACAATGGAAACTTTACTGGACAAGAAAGAACGTTCGCAGATGGTTCACCTGCATCAACCTATGATATATATGTTGAGTATAAAGATACTGGCAATGTAAGAAGGTTCTACCTATCTCTAAATGGGTCAGTAATTGCAACAGTAGACGATCTAGATCCATTGCCAGTTTATAATAATTTTGGACCATTCATTAGAGGTACCTCAAGACTAATGTTTGAAAATATATATGCATTATCTCAAAACCATTCATTGAACTCAAATGCTAACTTAGAAACACCTATGAATGCAATCTTTACTAATGATTCATCACTTCAAACAAATGAGGTATTAAGAAAATACTCTATGTCTGGTGCGATACAATCTACATATCTTACAGGTATATCTACATCCCAAGATCCAAAGTTTAACATATACTTTGAGGAGTTTGGAACTATAATGAGGGAAGCAGCATACTTCAATATTAGATTTGATAAAGCATTCCCTGCTCTTATGTCCATGCCAGTACCAACTATTACTGGTATGCGAGGGTATACTATGTCTGGGTATAGACCATCAGCATATGGTGCAGAATTCATGATTTTTAATGCAACAGATACATTCCTAGATATTAGTGAGAATAGCACAAACTATCTAAAAATTCAAGGTGTTTCCTTTACTCAATCATCTGAAAGAACTCTAACTGTTGATGAAATCCTAAGCAAGAATTCTGATCTATCAGATGTAGATAATCTGCAGAAAAATATCCTACATTCTCCACAGGCTGCTCAGACCTTGAAAAATCAGCTAAAAGACAGTATTACTATGTATGGTAAAAATGCATTCCAAATTTCATCACCATATATCCAAAGTACTGATGCTGCACAAGAACTGCTATCTTGGCTAATTACAAAGATTAATAAACCAAGAAGAAATATTGGCCTATCCTTATTTGGTGGATCTGTCTTACAGCTAGGAGATATTGTGCAAGTCTTCTGGACAGATAACTCAGGTGTTGATCAGCTTATCAATAGAGATCAAAGGTTTGTTGTCTATCATATAACATACGAGTCTGGACCAGATGGACCATCTACTACAGTATATATGAGTGAGGTAATTTAATGGCTAAGAAAAAAGAACCAACTCCAGCTCCTACAGCAGCTCAGGTTAATGCACATAAAGGAATTACTCCAAGCATACTTCCAAACTTACTCAAGCCAGCTGCAGCACCATCAGTACCACCATTGCTTAAACCAATTGTTAAAGCTGCACCATTGCCAGGAGATAAAGGGTTTATTGGCCCAGTAACTGGAACACAAACCCAGGAGGGAAAAGTAAGAGCTCTTGCAGCATCTGCAAATGCTCCAGGACTTACATCATCACAGAAAGCTGATAGAGCTAGAACACTTGGCAGGGCCCAGGCACAACTTGCCATATATAAAAAGAATCACCCAGAAGATCAGGTAAAGTACGTTCCACCAAAAGTAACCCCAAAGAAAGTTGAAAAAACTGCTCCTAAAAAAAATAATAATGGACCTAAAAATAATAATAAGAATACTAATAATAATAATAATAATAAAAATAATAATGGTCCAAAGGTTGATGGAAATACTACTATTTTAGATGGTGGAGATACTCCATATGATCCATCTAAGGATACTGGAAAAACTGAACTGTTCCCAACACCGTATTCAGCATTCCAGGTTCCAAAAAATGATGGCTCTATTGTTCCAGATGTAGCTAAGCCAGCTGGACCAGAGTTGCTAATGGTAAGTGATGAAAACTATACCCCAGAGTACCTAGAAAAAATACTATTTGAAAATCTTAGCGGAATAGAGATTATCAGTATAGCTAGACATGATGAGGTTGATGGAGCAGATCTGTCTTATTCTCAAATATCAAATCTAGGGAAGGTATCAACTATATATGGCGGAGCAAACCTAATGCTTCTTCAAAATACATCTGAGCAGATAGCAAGAAGGTTCCCAGTAAATATTGATGACTATATACCTACAGATACATCTGACCCAGATGGTCTAAATAGGCCAGTGTATTTTGATGCAAGTGGAAATATAGTCATAGAAATAAAAAATGCAGTATATAACGAACAGGTTGATGTTCAAATTCTACAAGCAAGTAATGGTACAATATACTAGAGGAATATTATGATTACATATAAAGGTCAGTCAATTTTAACTAAATACCTGGTTGGTCAGGCATCATCTTATGCTGCCTACTTAGCTGTAGGGTGTGGAGCTAAGACTAAATTACCAACAGATTCAAATGATGCAATTGAGATCAACACTATAAAGTCAAAGCAAAATCTAGACTTTGAAATGTTCCGTGTGCCAATTTTATCAAGAGGGTATGTTACTGAGCAAGCTGCTGTAGCAGAAATTACTGGTGCTACATATGCAAATGGATATATATTTTATACAATTGATAACTCAAATGCCATCTTCCAATCAGGATCTATTGTTGACATTTCTGGAATAACCCCTGCAGCCTTTAACTTTTCTAATGTATCAGTAAAATTTTCTACACTAAATAGCATTATTATTCAGGCAGATATTCCTTCAAACACTACATATTCCTCTGGCGGAAGCGTATCTTTGAATACAACAAAGGTAGTATTTACAGCAGAACTGCCTTCTGAAGAAAGATATGACATTACAGAAATTGGAATTTTCTCTGCACAAGCTAATCCAGATATTCAGAATACAGATAGTAAGAATATCCTTTCATTTCTTGAGTCGGAAAAATGGCAACAGCATGGAACTACTATTTCAACTCTTCCATCAGTATATACGAACTTGGCACAAAATGAGGCAGATTATATTACTGGTTCATATACAGTAGTTGATGAAGTTACTCTACAACCATCTGTAAAAGAGCTAAAGGCTTTCCACACTAATGCTGATAATGTAATTTTTTCCAACATTAATAGAAAAAACAGATCAGAAGATTGTAGATACCTTAATAATATAGTTTTACTTCGTGGAGACTTATCTAACATAACCAAAGCAAATAATGTTCTTTCTGTATCTGGTGGAGATCATATCCATACTCCAAATACTCAGCTAGCATCTCTTGATAAAAACTCACCATCTGATGAATTAAGAATAGCGTTTTCTTTGATTAATAGGGACGGTGCACCAAAGCAAGATGGAACATTTGATAAGCCAAAGTCTATTAGATTAGTAATTGATTTTGCGGTATCAGAATCTGGATCAGACTATAAGAGACTTGCAATAGATATAGCAGATACTGATGGTGATAAGGTATATGATTTTGATACAAATAGATATTTTGTTATAAAGAAAAAATTAAGTGAACTAATAACATCTGGAACATTTTCATGGTCAGAGGTTAAGTTTATAAAGATTTATGCCTCAATTATCGGCAGCGATGATTTACCTAGCTCAAATTTTTATCTAGGGCTTGACGCTGTAAGATTTGAAAATGTCACAGCAGTTAATCCGCTTTATGGAATGACTGGATATTCTGTGGTAACTACATTAGATGGGCTGCCAATTACAAAGGTGGAAAACGTACCATCGCTAGTAGAGTTTAGATTTGGATTAGACGTAGCATGACAGAAGTTATTAAAAAAGTAAAAATAGATAGAAAGACTATCTCTGAGGTTAATGAATTAAACCAGGTTCTAGTTAGATATAGAATTATCTTTGATAATATCAAATACTCAGCGTATTCTATTTTGCATGCTATAAACAATATTCCTGTAAAGATTGATACGACTGCCACTGCTTTGTTATCTGGTAGTCGAATTCAGATAAACTGGAGTAACATTAATAATTTTAGTACATATGACATCTATGTTAAATATGCAAATGAGTCATCATATGTTTATTTAGATAGAGTATCTTCATTAGCTTATAGCTTTGTGGTACCAAATGGCAAAACAGCATCAAAAGTTTGGGTACAGCTAGCATGCTCAAATAAGACTACACCTACAGCTAAAGTAAAGGTAGCAGAAATAACAGTAGCATGATCTGCTATAATTAATTAGGAGAAAAACATGGGAAGAATATCGCCACCAGACAGAGGTCAACCACTTGATGTTGACTACATTAAGCAAATTGTAGATGTTTGTAATGACCTTGCTAAAAATATTGCAACAACATCAAATTCTATGATGTCAATTGATACTGCTACAAGTGGAAAGCAAACAGTAAAGGTTTCAGAGTCAAGAATTGTTGGTGGATACAAAGAAGTATCTAGTGCAACAGTTGTTAATGGAGAAGCTCAGGTAGACTATTCATTTCAAACAAATTTTCAATATCCACCAATTGTAACTGCTACACCAATTTTAATTCAAGGTGCAGATGCTGGTGGTGCAGTTTCCGTAACTATTAAAACAATTGCTCAAGACAAGGTTACTCTAGGTGTTAGATTTTCTAGCTCTGCAACCAATTTGTCAGTGGGTCTAAATATAATTGCTGTCGGAATACCTTCGATATAATGGATAAGCCCAAGAAAAGATATGGGGCATTAACTCGTGAAGAATATAATAATGCTCCAGTGATCCCTGGAAATAAAAAAGTTTGGTTTTTAAATGGAGATCTTGTTCGCATTCACCACCTAAATAAGTCAAATGGGATTATGTCTGTTTATAACATTACAAAGGACAGGATTGAGTCCTGCCTAATTCATGATTTTAAAAAGAACAGAGAAAGAGCATATACAGTTGGTGAGACTGCTAGTTTAGTTAATCGTCATAAAAAGTATATGCCTTCTTTGGTACGGAGAGGCATTGTTCCTCCTGCTATGGGGTCACAGAAGGGTGGAGAGACTGGCTGGCAAGTCAGGTCATACTACTCTGAGTCGCAAGTTTTTGAACTTCGTGATATACTGGCTTCATATCATATTGGGCAACCAAGAAAAGATAAGCTTGTAACAAATAATATAACACCCACACGCCAAGAGTTGACAAGACGTATGGGGGATGGTATACTTACATATACAAGAACAGAAGACGGACGATTCATTCCAGTATGGTCTGAATCAATCTAGTAAGGAAAACGGGTATGGAAAACGAAAACACTAAAGTTGGTGTAACTCTTGGTTACACTCTAAATCTAGGCAACTTTCAGTCACTAAGGATTGACCTTAATGTGATTGATAACAAGCGTGAGGGTGAGACAATTAACGAAGCATTTGATCGTGTCTACTCATTTGTTGAAACTAAGTTGGCTGAAAAGGTCACAGAAGCTAAGTCTGAAGTAGAATAATGGCTGAACGCAAAGACCGCATGGCTTTGCTTAGTCGTTACTCTAAATTGCACACTCAGCGATTTGAGCAAAAGCCTTCATTAAATTTAAATGTAGAGCAATGGGCTGCTGATGCCCTTATTGAATCATACACTCTGCCATCTTGCTATGACCTATTGGAATACTACTTTTCTGTAGCACAAAATCCCAATTGGAAATATTTTGCAAACTATGCAGGTGATATAATTGATAAACAAAAACAACAAAATGTAGATGATAAAGAGAGAGAAGAGCGTAGAGCAATGGCAAGGAAGTGGCTAAGTGAGTAACACAGAATCAAAATTGATCTCAGCCGTACTTGCTGATAAGCAGATGCATGTACTTCTTCAGGCTAATGTTGATAATATCCTAAAGACACACAAGGATATCTGGAACTTTATTAGACTATATTTTGAAAACAATGCGTCAGTTCCACCAGTATCTTTGGTTGTAGAAAAGTTCCGTGATTTTCAGCCAGAGGCAAGTGTTGGTGCTACAAAGCATCACCTAGAAGAACTACAGGCTGAGTACATGACTGATAGCCTTAAGGATATCATTCGTACTGCTGCTGCAGACATTCAGGCTGATAAGGGAGTAGATGCACTTGAAGCACTAATCTCTAAGACATCAGAACTACGTAAAAATACTGCTGCAATTCGTGATATTGATGCAACAGACCTTGAGTCAGCAGTTGCATATTATGAGAATGTAAAAAAACAAGCAGAGCTGGGTCTATCAGGAATCAAGACTGGATTACCAGGATTTGATAACTACTTACCTGCTGGAATTATGCCAGGACAGCTAGGTGTTATGCTTGCATATCCAGGTATTGGTAAGTCATGGCTATCGCTATATTTTGCGGTACAGGCATGGAGGCAAGGCAAATCACCTATGATCGTATCACTTGAAATGAGTGAGACAGAAGTTCGTAACCGTGTATTTGCTATTATGGGAGATGGCCTTTGGTCACACCGCAAGCTTTCATCTGGTCAAATTGAAATTGAAGACCTTAAGATGTGGCACAAGAAGGCCCTTCAAGGTAAGCCAGAGTTTCACATTATTTCTAACGATTCTGGTGGAGAAGTAACGCCATCTGTATTACGTGGAAAGATTGATCAATATAAGCCAGACTTTGTAGTCGTTGACTATCTTCAGCTTATGAGCCCAAATCAAAAGTCAGACAATGAAACTGTACGTATGAAGAACTTGTCTCGTGAACTAAAGCTCATGGCTATTAGTGAAGAAGTACCAATTATTGCAATTTCGTCTGCTACTCCTGATGATGTTACAAAGCTTGATACTGTACCTACTCTTGGACAGACTGCCTGGTCACGTCAGATTGCATACGATGCTGACTGGGTACTTGCTCTGGGTCGTGGAACTAACTCTGATATCATTGAGTGTGTATTCCGTAAGAACCGTAATGGATTTATGGGTGAATTCCTTGTTCAGGCAGATTTTGACAAGGGATACTACAAGTACAAGGACTTTGAGGATAATTAATGTATACCACTGATCAAATCAAAAAGGTACTAGTAGGTTCTGGTATTGACATTGAAAAGGAAGTAGATACTGATTATATTATCTTCTGCCCATTCCATGCCAATAATAGAACTCCAGCTGGTGAAGTAGATAAGAACTCTGGAAAGTTCTTTTGTTTCTCATGCCACCATGTAGCTGATTTGGTAGAAGTTGTGATGCATACAACTGGTAGAACATATTTTGAAGCAGCACGTTTCATTAAGGCTAGAGAAGGACTTTCGTCAATTACTAATGATATTGAAAAGAAGTTGATTACAGTTCCAGACTATACACAGTATGATCAGGTATTGATTAAGAGATTAAATCTTCAGGCATTAGAGTCGCCAAGAGCAATGCGTTACTTTAATGGCAGAGCAATAACTGAAGCAAGCGTAAAACTATTTCAGCTTGGTTTTTCTGAGAAGCAGGATATGGTAACTGTTCCTGTATCAGCACCAGATGGAATGGAAGTAGGATTCGTTGGAAGATCCATTGAGGGTAAGGATTTTAAAAATACCCCAGGACTTCCAAAATCAAAGATTTTGTTTAACCTACATAGAGTAAAAACATCTAGTAAGGTATACGTTGTTGAGTCATCTTTTGATGCTATTAGGCTGCACCAATGTGGTTTGCCAGCTGTAGCAACCCTAGGGGCTAACGTATCGACTAAACAAATAGAACTTCTTCGCAAATACTTTAACTCTGTATTTGTAGTTGCAGACAATGACGAGGCAGGCGGTAACATGAAAGATAAGATTGTTGAAAATCTTAAGTCCATGGTTACTGTAATCAAGTTAGACAGCAAGTACAAGGACATTGGAGATATGAGCGATGAAGACATAAAAAAGCTAGATATGTCATTTGACAAATCAATAATGGCTATGCTAAACTAATACAACAACAAACAATAAGGAGAACACCATGGGTGTAATTAAAGGGCTAAAGGATATCAATGCAATCCTTGATAAGCCAAAGTATGAAAACACTGGAGCAAAAGTTCGCTGGGTAAAGCTAGCTGATGGTCAAGCTGCAAAGATCCGCTTCGTTGAAGAGCTGGACTCTGATTCTGCACACTACGATGAAAAGCGTGGTATGTCTGTGGTAATTGCACAGCACACTAATCCAAAGGATTACAAGCGTATGGCTGCTTGTACTATGGAGACAGAAGGTCGCTGCTTTGCTTGTGAGATGGCCCGTAAGGAGCCAAAGGCTGGTTGGCGTTCAAAGCTTCGCTTCTACTGCAATGTTCTTGTTGATGATGGACTAGAGGCACCATATATTGCTGTTTGGTCACAGGGTGTTACCAAGCAGTCTGCATTTAACACTATTCGTGAATATGCACTTGAGACTGGTTCTATTTCAAACCTAGAGTGGAAGCTAAAGCGTAATGGTCAGGGAACTGAGACCAACTACACACTTCTTCCTACTAAGCCAGACTCAGAGCCATTTGTATGGGGAGACTATGAGTTCCACAACCTTGAGAAGGTTGTTCGTGAAGTACCTTATCCAGAGCAGGAAGCATTCTACTTTGGTTTCGATACTCCATCTGTAACATCAACCAACATTGATTGGTAATTAAGTTTGATTTGGGGGTAACTTCGGTTGCCCCCATTTCATCTTTTTAGCTTGACAAATAATAATAAAAATGCAATAATTATATACACAACAATTTAGATAAAGGAAATTATGAGTTACGCTGGCTTGCATGTCCACACACACTACTCGCTATTTGACGGAATTGCAACACCACAGGAATATGTGGATCGTGCCGTAGAGCTGGGAATGCCAGCAATTGCAATCACTGACCATGGAAGTCTATCTGGACACCGTGAAATGTATCGTGCTGCTAAAGAAGCAGGAATTAAACCAATTTTGGGTATCGAAGGGTATATTACAAAAGACCGCTTTGACCACACAGACAAGAAGGAAAACAACGACCCTCTTGATCTAAACTATAACCACCTTATTATTATTGCAAAGAATGCTAAGGGTCTACAGAATCTAAACAAACTTAATGAGATTGCTTGGACCGAAGGATTTTATAAGAAGCCACGTATTGACTGGGACATCCTAGAGCAGTACAAGGATGGGCTCATCATTACATCTGGATGTCTGTCTGGTGTTTTGGCTAAGGCAATTGAGGCTAATGAGTTTGCATATGCCAAGGAGCACATTCAGAAGTGTAAGGCTATCTTTGGAGATGATTACTACATTGAAGTTATGCCACACAACCCACCAGAGATTAATAAGGCTCTGCTAGACCTAGCAGATGAATTTGGCATTAAACCTGTTGTAACACCAGACTGCCATCACTCTGATCCATCACAGAAGGAAATTCAAGAGCTAAAGCTAATTCTTAATTCATACTCAAACAAGGTTGAAAAGGGTGCTACATACGAAGGATCAAAGAAGTATGACAATCTTATGGACCGTCTAGATTATCTATATGGTGCAGACCGTCAGATGTCATTTAATAAGTTTGAGATTCATCTACTATCTGATGAGGAAATGCATAACGCCATGAAGGCACAGGGTATTGACCGTGAAGATATGTATGAAGCTACTCGTGAGATTGTTGATAAGGTAGAAGATTATAAGATTAAGGATCATCAGGACCTTCTTCCTGTACAGTACCAGAATCCAAATCAGGAACTGCGTGACCTTGCACTTGAAGGTCTAAAGCAGCGTGGTATTGAAACTGAAGAATATATGAAGCGTCTTGATGAAGAGCTAGAGGTTATTGAGGCAAAAAACTTTGGACCATACTTTCTAGTTGTTCGCTCTATGATTTCATGGGCTAAGAAAGAGGGAATTATGGTTGGCCCAGGCCGTGGTTCTGCTGCAGGTTCACTTCTATGCTATGCCCTTGGTATCACTGATATTGATCCAATTGAGCATGGACTCCTATTTTTCCGATTCATTAACCCAGAGCGTAATGACTTCCCAGATATTGATACTGACATCCAGGACTCACGCCGTGAAGAAGTAAAGGATTACCTAGTACGTCAGTATAAGCATGTTGCATCTATTGCTACCTTCCTACAGTTCCGTGGCAAAGGTATGGTTCGTGATATTGCACGTACCCTAAACGTACCACTAGCAGATGTTAACAAGGTTCTAAAGGTTGTTGATGACTGGGATGACTACTGCTCTTCAAAGCAGTCAGCATGGTTCCGTGAGAAGTATCCTGAGATTGAAACTTATGGAGACCTTCTGCGTGGCCGTATTCGTGGTACTGGTATCCACGCTGCAGGTGTTGTAACATCAAAGCAGCCTATCTTTAAGTTTGCACCATTAGAGACTCGTACGTCTCCAGGTAACAAGGAGCGTATCCCTGTTGTAGCGGTAGACATGGAAGAAGCAGAACGTATTGGTCTAATTAAGATCGATGCACTTGGTCTAAAGACTCTGTCTGTACTTAAAGATACTCTTAATATTATCGAGGAACGTCATGATAAGAAGATTGACCTACTATCTGTAGATATGGATGATGCCAATGTCTATCGCATGCTTTCTGATGGGTATACTAAGGGTGTCTTTCAATGTGAAGCTACTCCATACACCAACTTGCTTGTTAAGATGGGTGTAAAGAACCTAGCAGAACTTGCTGCTTCTAATGCCCTAGTTCGCCCAGGTGCTGCCAATACAATTGGTAAGGACTACATTGCTCGTAAGCAAGGTCGTCAAAACATTGATTATAAGCACCAAGTTATGAAGTCATTTACCGCAGAAACCTATGGATGTATTCTATATCAGGAACAGGTTATGCAGGCTTGTACAGAACTTGGCGGTATGACAATGGCTGAGGCTGACAAGGTTCGTAAGATCATTGGTAAGAAGAAGGATGCAAAGGAGTTTGACCAGTTTAAGGACAAGTTCGTTAAGGGTGCATCACGATTCCTATCGCCAAACGTTGCTGAAGACCTATGGACAGACTTTGAGGCACATGCTGGATACTCATTTAATAAGTCTCACGCTGTAGCCTACTCAACGCTTTCATACTGGACAGCATGGCTAAAGTATCACTATCCTCTAGAGTTTATGTATTCAATTCTCAAGAATGAGAAGGACAAGGATGCACGTACAGAGTATCTAATCGAAACAAAGCGTATGGGAATCTCTATCAAGCTTCCACACGTAAATGATTCAGATGCTGACTTTAAGATTGAGGGTAAGGGTATTCGATTTGGTCTAACTGGTATTAAGTATATCTCTGATAATATTGCATCAAAGTATATGGCTGCTCGTCCATTCAATAGTTACAAGGAACTTGAAGAGTTCACCTTTGGAAAGGGTAATGGAGTTAATAGTCGTGCACTACAAGCAATGAGAGTTATTGGTGCTGCTACTTTCCAAGATCAACCACGCAATGACCAGGAAATTCGTGAAAACCTATATGAATATCTAAATCTTCCAGAGTTCAACATTACAGTGCCACAGCACTATCATGCATTCATTAGTGATGTTGAAGAGTTTGAAGAGAAGGGTTCATTTATTCTAATGGGCATGGTTAAGGAAATTAAACGTGGTAAGGGATGGTCTCGTGTGGAGATTCTAGACAAGACTGGTAGCGTTGGAATCTTTGATGAAGAGCAGACCACAATTGAGACTGGTAAGACATATCTTATTCTTGCAAGTGATAACCGTATTACTGAGGCAATTCAAATTGACGATATTGGCAAGGTAGAGTCAGCACTAGTTAAATATTTGAACTATAAGCAATTACCTTATAAGGATGAAGAAATGTTTGTAGTATCTTTCAAGCCACGCATTACAAAGGCTGGCAAGAAAATGGCTACATTGACAGTAGCAGATGCATCTAGAGAGTTGCACCCAATTACGGTGTTCCCTACAGCATTTGCAAAAGCATATATGAAGATTCAAGAAGGGTCTGCATATAAATTTGATTTGGGTAAAACCAAGGATGGAACAGTAATTATGGAGGATGTACATGCAATTTGATGATTGGGCAGAAGAGTTACACAAGACTGCAGTAGAAAAAGGCTTTTGGCCAGAAGACGTAGATGATATCTTTATCACAAAACAGCTAATGATGATTGTGTCAGAAGCTGTAGAGGTAATGGAAGCTATTCGTAAGGATAAGGGAGAAGATCAGGTTGCAGATGAAATGGCAGATATTCTTATCCGTACTCTAGATCTGTATGCAGGACTTGTAGAAAACGGGTATACTAGAACTTCCCTAGATTATGCTATGGAAAAGAAAACTAATTTTAATAAGACTAGACCAGAAAGACACGGAGTGAGATTCTAATGATTAAAGTATATACAAATGAAAACTGCGTACAGTGTGACCAGACAAAGAAGTTCTTGGATAGCGAAGGAATTGCATATGAGGTTAAGCCATTTGCAGAAAATCCAGATGATCTAAAGCGTTTTGTTGATCTTGGATTCAGAGCAGCACCAATCGTAGAAACAGAAAATGACGTTTGGTCTGGCTTCAAGATTGATAAGCTAAAGTCTTTGAAAGCAGTAAACTAATGACAGTTACAGTAGAAGACGTATTAGCACAACTAAATCCAAAACTAAGAAAAGGAATTATGATTGGTGACTCTGTTCCAGAGACAGAGTATCAGCCAACTCCTAGCTTTGGTCTAAATAGAGCACTCAATGGTGGATTACCATATGGTCGTCAGGTACTTATCTGGGGATCAAAGTCATCTGCTAAATCATCTGTATGCCTTCAGACAATTGCCTTAGCACAAAAAGAGGGAAAAGTCTGTGCATGGATTGATGCTGAAATGTCATATGATAAGTCATGGGCAGAAAAGCTTGGGGTAGATACTTCAAAGCTTATTGTGTCTCAAGCACGTACAATCAACGACATGGTAGATGTAGGAACACAGCTTATGAATGCTGGGGTAGATTTGATTGTTGTTGACTCAATCACATCATTGCTTCCTGCAATCTATTTTGAAAAGGATTCAGATGAACTTAAGCAACTAGAGAATACGAAGCAAATTGGTGCAGAAGCACGTGACTTTAGCAATGCCGTTAAGATGCTTAATTATGCTAATAATAAGGTAAAGCCTACACTGCTTATTTTTATCAGCCAGTCTCGCAATAATATTAGTGCTATGTATACTAGCCAGCAGCCTACAGGTGGAACATCTGTTAAGTTCTACTCGTCTACCATCATTAAGCTATTCTCATCTGAATCAGATAACCAAGCTATTAAGGGTAAGATTCAGGTTGGAGATAAGCTTCTTGAAGAGAAAATTGGACGTAAGGTACGTTGGGACTTGCAGTTCTCTAAGACATCTCCAGCATTCCAAGGTGGGGAATATGACTTCTATTTCCGTGGCCCAGAGGTTGGAGTAGATAGCATTGGTGACCTAGTAGATACCGCTGAATCAATTGGCATTATCAATAGAACTGGTGCATGGTATCAGTTAGAAGACGGTACAAAGATTCAGGGTAGAGAAGCATTTATAGCAAGAGTTAAAGAAGATCTAGACCTACAAGATTCAATTAGGGCAAAGCTAAATGGCTAAGTACAGTATTTATTCTGGTGAATTTCTTTGTCATACATGTAAAGAAGTAGTAAAAAGTCTAAGATTATACCCAGAAACCTATGAGGTAAGTTGGATGTGCTCACAAAAACACTTAACAAGTGTTATAATATATAGAAAGAAAACAAAAAAGGACTATGAGCGAGAAGAATGAAAGCAAGCGTATTGGTGCCAAGCAGCACAAAAACTCTGGTAGAAATACCCACAAGGGCGATGCCACGTGGAAAAACTTTACAGTGGACTTTAAAGAAGTCGGAAAATCTTTCACCATTAACAAAGAGGTTTGGGCTAAAGCAAGCACTGATGCTGTTAGGAATGGCAACGATCCTGCTATTTTCATCATTCTTGGTAACGAGGGTATTAGAACACGCTTGGCTGTTATTGAGTTGTCCCTGCTAGAACAAATAATGGAGGAGCACAATGAGTAATCAGATTGTTTCAAATTTTTTGACAGCAGAAGAGATTAGGCAAATCTCAGATATTGTATACCATGAACTTGAAACACGAGAGCGTGTAAGGGACAACGACTATGAAGCATACCATTCTAATGCTGCAACATATCAGCCATGGTTTGGAAGACTTCAGCTACATGATCTAGCACATTTAATCCCACAAGAAATTATGAATAAAGCTCTTAATTTTTCTAAAGAGCATTGGATTTATCCAGAATATCCCATGGAGTTTACTGGAGTCACATTCATGAGATGGTCAAATGAATTCAAGGAAGATAGAGGAAATCCGTTTCTTGGGGTACACCTTGATAGTAACAATAACCTAGGAATATTGCTAGATTATCAGCTTAAGTCAAATACAGATTGGCCATTAGCTATTGAAAAAGATGTGTACGAAATGAAGGATAATGACATGGTATATTTTTATCCAACAGATCAGTACCACTGGAGAGTAAATAAAAACTGGTTAGATGGAGAATTTGTCGATGTTTTGTTTTTTGAATATGGTGCTGTTGGCAAGCCAAGAACAGAACAAGATGAAGATATTAAAAAAGAACTTGCAGATTATAGGGATTCTTTAGGAACATGGTAATTAAACCTCCAACTTTTGAGCAGGGACTGATACCTGCAGAGGAATGCATAAAATTTGCATCAATCATAAATGACTTTAAGGCAATGATGCCAGATAAGCCAGTTTGGGATGAAACTGATGATTATTCTGATATGCCACAAACACTTGGATTTGGTAAGATACTTAACTCAAGAATGGGAAAAATTTATTTTCAGATACCAATAGTAAAAATCCCATCAAACATCTTAGATCTAGTAACTAAGGCAGCTAACGATTTTGAGCCAGGGGTAGAAATACATTCAGTCACGTATACAGAATATTCGTCAGAATATGGTACCCCATCGTTGAGCTATCATACTGACAGGACTGATGACCTACTACTTGTTGATCTGCAGATTAGCTCTAATACGATATGGCCACTAGGGGCCAATGGAGAGCTATATGACATGAATGATGGAGATGCCCTAGTCATAAGATCTGGTAGCACTGTTCATGGTAGACCAGAGAAGATATTTAATCCTGGAGAACATGTCGCAATGATATTCTTTGATTTTTTAAGACAGCAGTAGCATAAAAAACGATTTTGTACTATAATATATACAAGGAGAAACATGAATAATATAAAAATGAATCCAATGACGGGTATGCCATATAATCCAGCACCAATGCATGAGTACCTTACTGGATTTGACAAATATAACAGAGAGCTGCCGATTTATATTGAAAAGCCATTCAATGAAGAACAAATTGCAACACTTAGAGAAGTTATTGAAAAGAATAGAAGACTTATGGATGGGGATGACAAATATACCCCAATGCCTGGCAGTCATGAAGAGTACTATGGTCCAACAAGATATCATCCAAAAAAGATTACTCATATGTCAAGGCTTCTTATTGAGTTTGATTGCCCACCTATCGTTGAGCAGGCTATGGATGAATATTGTAAGCCACTACATAAAGATCCAATTCGACTAACACACTACAACTACATTGATTATGATATGAAGTATGGTAATGGTGTTGCTGCACCAGCATTGCCACCACATCTAGATGCTGATGAAAACCTAGTCACATTTAACTATATGATTGGCGGTAACGTAGATGATTGGACTCTATGGGTAGATGATAAGCCATATGATCTTAAGCTAGGAGATGCTATTATCTTTAGTGCTGTAAATCAAGTACACTGGAGAGATAAGCGTAAGTGGAAGCCAGGAGAATTTGTAGAAATTGTAAGTTTTGATTATTGTCCAGTAACAAACTATCGTTGGTTGGGGCTAGATAATCCTATTGATGGAAGAATGAATCCAGAAGGCAGAGAAGAGTATCAGAGAGTACTTTCAGAACATCCTGCCATGAAGTCTGGTTGGAAAATCTATACAGATAGAGGAGCAGAACTTGGGTTTGGCCCAGGGGAAATTGCAGGATTTGCTAATGAGTAATGAAACAACTTTAGATATGATTAATGGTCTTGCAGAAATTGCAGACTACATGCAGGATGAAGAACTTACAACAGCTCTGACTTTTATTGCAAAACTAATAGTAAAACCAGACATTCCTTTGAATGTCGCAACAATTGAAATTGTACGCCTCCAGGCAATTGCTGCTAAAATGTCTTTTAAGGCAACTTGGATGGCTAACGTAGATAAGGGAGATAGAGCGAAGAAGAATTTGTACTTTACTGCTGCAGAATCAATCAATAACTTGGTTGCTGCCTTGAAGTACATAACTCGCTAAGTGGTATTATGGCTAAGAACCTATTAAGTCAGGTAATGTTGAAAAAGATTGATAACAATCCAGCAGCATTCCTAGATACAAAAGAATTTATTGCAAAGCTTGAGAGTGGATACACTATCAGCCGTGTAGCTAAATTCCAAAAAAAGAAAACATTTGCACCAAGTACAATTGCATACTCTCATGGAGAATGCCCTAGATACTGGTATCTTGCATTTGATGGCGGAATCTTTGAAGATTATGCTGATGCATTTGGTGTAGCTAATATGACAAATGGAACTTTGTCACATGGAAGAATTCAGGATGCTATGTTGGCATCGGGAGTCGCAAAGGAATTTGTTGACGATAATGGTAACAAGACTACTGAATTTAAAATTATAAGTAATGATCCTCCTATCTTTGGTTATGGAGACGCAATGCTTGAGTGGATGGGTGACGACATTGTTGGAGAAATTAAAACCTCTAGTAGTGAAGCATTCGAATACCGCAAAGCTGCAGGTAAGCCAAAGAATGGTCACCTAATTCAGCTATTGATCTATATGAAGATCCTTGGCAAGAGCAAGGGTGTAATTATTTATGAAAATAAAAACAATCATGAGCTATTGGTATTACCAGTTGAGGTAACACCAGGTAGCTATTATGTATCGTGGGTAAACAATGCATTTGATTGGATGCGAGCAGTTCGTAAGGCTTGGACAGATAGGACAATGCCTGAAAAGAACTATCGCTCTAATTCAAAAATCTGTAAGACATGTCCCCTAAAGGCTGTCTGTTCAGAAGCTGGCAAGGGAGATATAAAGATCAAATCTCTGGAGCCACTTGATGAAACATTGTCAGTATTGTGATACTTACTTCACACCAAACACATCCTACCAAATCTACTGTTCTAGCGGATGTCGTGAACTAGCTACTAAAGAAAAGATAGCACAACGATATGAGCAGACTAGAAGAGAGAGAAGGAGAAGCAAAGTTAGACAGTGTAAGGTCTGTGGTTCAGAACTGTCAATGTATAACGATGATGTAACGTGTGATGGATGCATAATTGTTCCAAAAGAATTTAGTAAAATATTAAGACAAATAAAGGGAATCGCAAATGGTAAACTTGTCCTTGATGACGAATCAACCACACAAGATCTGGGCGATTGACGCAAGTACCAACAGTCTTGCCTTCAGTATATTTGAGGGCAAGGCTTTGGTTGCTTTTGGCAAGATTAATTTTAGTGGCAAGACAACCTATGAGAAGGTTATAGATGCTTGTAAAAAAACTAAAGCGTTCATGAATGAGTATGGATATCCAGAAGCTATTGTAATTGAACATACTGTATTTATGAATAGTCCAAAGACAGCAGCTGATCTGGCATTGGTACAGGGAGCACTTTTAGGTGCAGCAGGCATCACTGGTACAAATGAGATCAGGTCTGTGGCACCAATTACATGGCAAAACTATATTGGTAATAAAAAGCTAACTAAGGAAGAAAAGTTTGAGCTTAAGAAAAAGTTTCCAGATAAAAGTGATTCATGGCTTAAAGCACATGAGCGAAATCTCAGAAAAGAAAAAACTATTAATTATATTAATATTCAATATGATAGGCTGGTCAGTGATAATGACGTTGCTGATGCTATTGGTATTGGGCATTATGCGATAAATAACTGGGGGAAGTTGACAAACTAATGGCAAAGTTGTATACTAATGAAGCATGGTTAAGAAAAAGATTTCATGTAGATAGAAAGTCTCCAGAACAGATAGCACAGGAATGTGGTGTAAGTGCTGAGACTATATATGTTTATTTAGCAAAATTTGGATTAAGGAAATCAAGAAGATGAAAAAATTTATTGGGTATGGACTAGTAGTTGCTGTAATGGCAGGACTAGGATTGTGGATTGCAATGCCAACGATCAATCAGGATAATTGTATTCACGTGTATGTTGAGTTTGGTGCTCTAGACAATAATAAGAAGTCAGAAAAGTGTGTTAATTCTTCACAGGCTATGAATGCCCTAGACGTTATGAATTATGCAGGAATTGACATTTCTGGTACCAAGAAGTATGGCAATCAGATCGTATGTCGTTTGGACAATATGCCATCTGCGACAAAGCCAATTGGGCTAAAGGGCCACGAAGACTATATTGAGTCATGTACAGATATGCCAGCAGAGTTCGCATACTGGGGTGTATTCGTTAAGCCATATAAGAAGGCAAATGTACCACTTGACTTCCATACAGGATGGAACTGGGCAGAGACTGGAATTGATAAGGTAACTCTAAATCCAGGAGACAGCATTGGCTTGGTATTTCAGGCAAATGAAAAGGTATCTCTACCACAGGAGTAGTTTTGGCAAGAAAAAAGCAAATAGCAATAGCAACAGAGACTAAGTTCTTGAGAGAACACACAATGCTCTGTGACGGATTTGAAATAGTCCGTGGTGATATAATTAAGGTAAGTGGACAGTATGGTCTCAAATTCAAATTTGATGCTGTAGTGACCAATACTGAAACTGGTTCAAAATGGGTAGACTGCTTTGAACTATTCAGAGGGCAGTCGCAATGCTTTAGATCTTTTGATATGGGTCAGGTAAAGCGAATCCCACAAAGAGGCAAGAGAGGTAGAAAGCGTGTCATCCAAGACTAAGTACTTTGACAATCCAACTAATGTTTGGGTTATCGATGACTTTTTTACAGAAGAATTGGCTAATGAGTTGGCTGAAAACTTTTATGAATATGATGATGAAAGATGGTTGACACGCAATCACTCAGAGTTTGAAGAAAAGCTTTTGTCAACACATTGGGATTGGTATCCTGCTGTGTTGTACAAAACTTTCTTTGATCTTGCTTCACAAGATTTTGTGAATATCCTTGAGGATATGACTGGAATAGATAATCTAATTGCAGATTATGGATTGCATGCAGGTGGTATGCATCTGCACTCTAGCAATGCTAGGCTGAATCTACATCAAGATGCAAAGCTTCACCCAAAGCTTGGCTTAGTAAGAAAACTTAATATTATAGTTTATTTAAATAAAGATTGGCAAGAGTCCTGGGGTGGAGAACTAGAGTTCTGGAATAGCATAAGCGGAGAGCCAGGAGAAAAGGTATTCTCAGTATGGCCAAAGTTTAATCGTGCAGTTATTTTTCAGACAGATAATGACTTCTGGCATGGTCTTCCAGAAATGATTGCTGCTCCAAATGGACAGAATCGTCAAAGTATTGCTATGTTCTATTATGTAGAAAACTCTGATAATGCTATAATGGATACAAGATCACGTTTTGCACTGACTCAAGAACAAAAGTCAAACCCAGAACTTGTAAAGAAAAATGAAGAAAGAATGAGAACGGCTTTTAAATATGGAAGATAAGCTAGTAGAGCATTTGGACAATGTCAATAAGGTTGTAGAAAAATATCTTGCAGGCAGTGATCCAACCCAAATCTCTAAGGAACTATCTGTTCCAAGACAGACTGTAGTCGCATATATTAATGAATGGCGACAGATGGCAGCTGATAATGCTGCTATTCGTGCACGTGCTAAGGAAGCCCTAGTTGGTGCAGACACACACTATAGCAAACTTATATCAAAAGCATATGAAGTTATTGATGAAGCAACAACAACAGCTAACCTGACTGCAAAAACACAGGGTATTAAGTTGGTTATGGATCTAGAGAAGACTCGTATCGAAATGCTACAGAAAGCTGGTCTTCTTGAGAATAAAGAGCTTGCAGAGGAAATGATTGAAATTGAAAACCGTCAAGAAATACTTGTTGGTATCCTTAAGGATATTGCTGCTGAGCATCCAGAGGTACGTGACAAGATTATGCGTAGACTATCAGATGCTTCAAAGGAAAAAGAAGTAATCACAGTAGTGGTAAATAATAATGTTTGATGATTTTTTAGATGCACTTAAATCAGATAATTTTTCTGAGAGACCAGTGGATGCACGTACATTTGTTGAGGGAGAAGACTTCCTTAACCAGCCACCACTGTCTCAAATTCAGTATGATATTGTAGAAGCAATGTCACAAATCTATAAACTAGAGGACGTAATTGAACTACTTGGCGAAGAAGATGGTAGACGCTACTATAAGAAGTATACAAAGAATGAGGTTATTCTACAGTTGGGTAAGGGGTCTGGTAAGGACTTTACGTCAACAGTTGCATGTGCGTATATTGTTTATAAGCTTTTATGCCTTAAGGATCCTGCAAGATATTTTGGAAAACCAAGTGGTGATGCCATTGATATCATTAACGTTGCTATTAACGCACAGCAAGCAAAGAACGTCTTCTTTAAAGGATTTAAAACAAAAATTGAAAAGTCGCCATGGTTTGCAGGAAAGTTTAATGCAAAGGCAGAGTCTATCGAATTTGATCACTCCATCACAGTTTATTCGGGGCACTCAGAACGAGAATCACACGAGGGTCTCAACCTTATCCTTGCGGTGCTTGATGAGATCTCTGGTTTTGCTACAGAAGTTGGAACTGGAAACGAACAGGGTAAGACTGCAGATAATATCTATAAAGCTTTCCGAGCTTCTGTAGACTCACGTTTCCCTGATCTTGGTAAAGTAGCACTGCTATCCTTCCCACGTTTCCCAGGAGACTTCATCTCACAAAGATATGATGATGTAATTGCTGATAAGAATGTTATCCATAAGACTCACAAATTTATTATGAATGAAGATATTCCTGAAGACGCTGAGGGCAACTCTTTGGAAATTGAGTGGGAAGAAGATGAAATTGTTTCATACAAGTATCCAGGAGTATTTGCATTAAAGAGACCTACATGGGTTGTAAACCCAACACGTAAGATCGATGACTTTAAAACATCTTTCTTTACGGATATGGGAGATGCCATGCAGCGTTTTGCTTGTGTTCCTACATACATGTCAGATGCATTCTTTAGACAGCGTGACAAGGTTCGCTCAGCGATGAGCATTAGAAATCCTTTAGATCAGTTTAGAAGATTTGAAGCTAACTTTGAGCCAGACCCTGATAAGGTATATTATGTTCATGCTGACCTTGCTCAGCGACATGACAAATGTGCTGTGGCTATTGCTCACGTAGACAAATGGGTAAATGTTCAGGTAATTAAAGATTATCAGCAAGTATCTCCAATTGTTGTGGTAGATGCTGTAGCGTGGTGGGAGCCAAAGATCGAAGGACCTGTTGACCTATCTGAGGTTAAGCAGTGGATTCAGAATCTAAGAAGACTAGGTTTTAATATCGGAATGGTTTCATTTGACAGATGGCAATCATTTGATATTCAAAAAGAACTTACAGAGGTGGGTATGAGAACAGAGACCGTATCTGTAGGCAAAAAGCACTATGAGGATATGGCCATGCTTATCTATGAGGATAGACTAGCTATGCCAGCAATCGAACTTTTGTTCGAAGAACTTACAGAGCTTAAGATCACTAAGAATGGTAAGAATGTAGACCACCCACGTAAGCTATCAAAAGACTTAGCTGACGCTGTGTGTGGTTCCATTTTTGGTGCTATAAGTCACACGCCAAGAGACCTAAATCTTGAGGTAGAAATTCATACATTCAGAAGTAGACCTAAAACTGAACTTGACAAGGCTAAGCAAGATGTGATAGAATATAAGCCTATGCCAAAAGAGGTAAGAGACTACTTGGATAGACTAAAACTAATATAAGAAGAAAATGGAGAATATATATATGACTTCTGTTAAGAAGATCGCATTCGCAGTGGTTGCAGCTACTGCCCTTGCAACATCACTAATCGCAACACCTGCAAGTGCTGCAGTAGCTACTACTCTAACTGTTGGCGGTTCGTCAGCTGTTGGCGGTACTGCTGTATCAGCACCAGTAGCACTTCCAGTTCCTGCAGATAACTCTGTAGATTCTGCTGATGCACTAAAGATTGCCCTAACAGGCCTTGACACTGGAACAACTGTTTCTGCTGTCGCAACTAACGGAAAGATCGTTACTGCTCTTTCAACTGGAGATGTACGAGTAACTGCTTCTGCAGGTGCTTCATCTGTATCAGTTAATACTGGTACTGGTACTACTGCAGACCTATACGTATTTACCACTACTACTGCAGTTGGCACTGTAGCAGTTACTGTTGGTGGAAATACTACCACCTATTACTTCCAGGGTACTGCTGGTGCACTAAATGCAATTGAACTTGCTGGTGCTGCTACTGGTGCTGCTGGTACTGTATATACTGCAACCGTAAAGGGTGTTGACGTATTTGGTAATGCTAAGGGTAATGCTGCTATCAGCCTTCAGGTTGTGACAAGCACTACATCAACCACTTATTCACTAACTACTGATACTGCAACTGCAACTCTTGGTTCAAAGACTCAGGACATCACTCTTCCAGCAACTGGAACTGTACGTCTTATTGCAACTGCAACTGTTGCTTCTGCTGTAACTGGTCTTGCAACTCCTGTTGCTGTTCGTGTTGCAGATGTAACTGTTCGTGATCTTGCTTCTGAGCTTGCTGCTGAGAAGGCTGCTCGTGCTGCTGACAAGGTAGCTGCAGATAAGGCTGTTGCTGATGCACTTGCTCTTGTTGCTGCTAAGGATGCAGAACTTGCAAAGGCAAAGGCAGACAATGCTGCATCTGTAGATGCTCTAAAGAAGGCATTTAATGCACTTGCAACTAAGTGGAACAAGAAGAATCCAAAGGCAAAGGTTGCACTACTTAAGTAATTTAAGTTAACATCAAAGGGACTGGGAAACTGGTCCCTTTTTTGTTACCGTTTTGTAATATTAATAACTATCAAGTATTACTTGAAGGAGAGTTTTGCAAAAATAAAAACACTATGCTATAATTATTTTCTGATTAATTTTAAAATTACATAAAGGAGCGTAAATGTCAGATTTCTTTTCCTTCAGACTTGCTGAAGAGTTCATTGATAAGTACAAGGCTACTGAATCGCCTTTCGGTTTTAGAGACGCTGGTGATAACTCACTAGGAGAGATTACGTTTATTAGAACCTACTCCCGTATTAAAGATGATGGAACTAAAGAAAGATGGCACGAAGTATGTCGCCGTGTAATTGAGGGTATGTACTCAGTACAAAAGAATCACGCTAAAGAAAATCGTCTTCCATGGAATGACTATAAGGCTCAGAAGTCAGCACAGGAAGCATTTGATAGAATGTTTAACCTTAAGTGGACTCCTCCTGGACGTGGTCTATGGTCATTTGGAACTCCACTAACAATGGAAAAGCGTAACTCAGCAGCCCTCCAGAACTGTGCTGTGGTCTCTACAAAGGATCTTGATAAGAATGACCCAGGAGCACTATTTGCTTGGGTTATGGACGCTCTAATGCTTGGTATTGGTGTTGGCTTTGATACACTAGGTCAGGATAAGAACTGGCAGATTTATGCACCTACAGAACCAGCAGTAACTTGGCAGATTACAGATGATCGTGAAGGCTGGGTAGAATCTACAAGACTTTTGATTAACTCATTCCTTCGTCCAAACCAGCCAGTACAAGAGTTTGACTATTCTATTATTCGCCCATATGGAGCACCTATTAAGGGCTTTGGAGGCACTGCATCAGGACCAGAGCCACTAATTAAGATGCATGAAGCTATCCGTAAGGCAGTTGGCTCACGAGCAGGAGAAAAGTTTGACTCACGTGCTATTGTAGACATTATTAACCTTATTGGTACTTGTGTTGTTGCTGGTAACGTTCGCCGTTCAGCTACCCTTGCACTTGGTGTCGATGGCGATGAAGACTTCCTAAACCTAAAGAATGCAGAAGCATTCCCAGAGCGTAACTCATATGATCCAGAAAATCCAGGTTGGGCATGGATGTCTAATAACTCTATCTCAGCAACTGTTGGGATGGACTACTCAAAGTATGTAGACCGCATCGCAGACAATGGTGAGCCAGGATTTATTTGGCTAGATGTTGCACGTAACTTTGGTCGTCTAGCAGATCCTGCAGATGGTGCAGACTATCGTGTAGTAGGCTTTAATCCATGTGCAGAACAGCCTCTAGAGTCATATGAGCTATGTACCCTAGTTGAAGTACACCTAAACCGTCACGAGAGCAAGGAAGACTTCCTACGCACTCTAAAGTTTGCCTATCTATATGGTAAGACAGTTACTCTTCTACCAACTCACTGGCAGCAGACAAACGGTATCATGCAGAGAAACCGCCGTATTGGAACATCTCTAACTGGCATTGCATCATTTGCAGATGAAAATGGCCTACCAACTGTTCGTGATTGGATGGATGAAGGATACAATAAGATTCGTTTCTATGATAAGAAGTATTCAGAATGGCTATGTGTTCGTGAGTCAATTCGTGTAACTACAGTTAAGCCATCTGGCTCTGTATCAATTCTTTCTGGTGCAACTCCAGGCGTTCACTGGGGTCCAGGTGGAAAGCACTACCTACGTGCTATTCGATTTGGAAATCAGGATCCAATGATGCACCTATTTAGAGCAGCAGGGTATAAGATTGAAGATGACCTAGTGTCAGCAAATACATCAGTAGTATACTTCCCAGTTGCATCTGGACAGAAGAGAGCAGAAAAGCAGGTAACACTATTTGAAAAGATTGGTCTAGCTGCTACAACACAGAAGTATTGGTCAGATAATGGAGTTTCTGTAACTCTATCATTTGACAAGGAAACAGAGAAGCAGCACATTGCATCAGTCCTCAATATGTATGAGGGGCAACTAAAGGCTGTATCATTCCTACCAATGGGAAACACAGTTTACCCACAGCAACCATATACTGAAATTACAGAAGATGAATACAATTCATACATTGGTAGTATTAAGAAGATAGATTGGTCAGCAATTTATGATGGAATTGAAAATCTTGAAGCACAGGGAGAGGCATACTGTACTACAGATGCATGCGAACTAAAGATTGTCTAGTCTAGAGTAAATAAAGTTAAGGGGCTCCGAAAGGGGCCCTTTTTCTTTTATAATATGATGTATAATAATATTAACTTCTAACCCCAGGAGAAACCCCATCTTGAAGAAGTATTTTATTCGTTTAGGTATCGTAGGAATTATTTTATTTCTATGGTTAGTTTTTGCACCGTCTGAGACAGCACATGCCGAAGAAGTGACTGTGCAAGTTTCCCCTGCACAAAATAATGATACATCTACTGTTCAGTCATCAGCAGAGACATCCATAGCTGCTGCAGAAACAGCAATTGCAGAAGCACAAGCATCAATAGAGTCGGTAGATTTGCAGGCAAATTCACTGTCAAACCAGACACCAGTTGATCAAGCAATACAAAGTGCACAGCAATCTATTGACTCTGTTGCAGCAAATATTGTAGATGTTCAATCTTCGCTATCTAATTTAAATTTAGCACAACAAGCGGTAGATAGTCAAACTGTTGTAGTAGATTCAGCATCGAATGCTGTATTGCAGCAAGAATCCGTGGTATCACAAACTGCTCAATCTGTAGAATTGCAAACATTGGTAGTTGAACAAGCACAATCTGATCTATTGATAGCACAAACATCACTACAGGAAGCATCTGATGCTGTAGATGCACAGATCCCAATTGTTGAGACTGCTCAAGCAAATAAAGATGCTGCACAATCCGTAGTTGACTCCAACACTTCTGCTGGATTAAAAATGACAGTCTATCAAGATATTGGATATAATAATGCACCCCCAATGGGAGCAGGGACAGTTGTATCAGTAACTACAGACACCAATGGAATTAATGAGCCATGGGGTGGAGGTGGACCTGCTAATACATACCCAGAAGACTTCCAAGTTAGATGGCAGGGTATTTGGACACCTCAGTATACTGGAACACAGTGGATTTATGCACCAGCAGATGATGGAACAAGATTATATCTTGATGGCCAATTAGTAATTAATGACTGGTTTGATAAAGGTGGTGGTGGTTCTACTGCTGCTGTTCAAACAACCTCTGGAGTTGGAAAAACATTAGATTTTTGGTTTTATGAAAATGGTGGAGGAGCATCTGTTGCTTTAATGCGTTATACAGGAAATGGGTACTGGGAAGTAATTCCAGCATCAGAATTTTCTACATCAAGTGCAACCCCAGAACAGGTGGCTACACTAACATCTGCAGTTCAGATGCTATCTACAGAGCAAGCAACACTTTCTACTTTGCAACAATCCGAGACTTCTGCAAATAATTTAGTTTTACAAAAGCAAGCCACTGTAATAGATGAGTCCCAAAACCTAACAACTGCTCAAGAAAACCTAACAACTGCCCAAGAAAACCTAACAATTACTCAAGAAAACCTAACAACTGCTCAAGAAAACCTAACAATTACTCAATCACAGTTACAGTCTGCAGAGATTTCTGTATCATTAGCAGTTTCTAGCCTTAATGCTTCAGTAGTAACTCTGCAGTCAAATGTAAGCTCTGCTCAATCAGCCTACTCTTCTGAGGCTAATTACGAAGAGCAGGTAAGGCAAGCTGCCATCGCTGCAGAACAGGCTAGACAGGCTGAGATTGCTAGACTAGCTGCTGAGGCAGAGGCTGCAAGAATTGCTGCACAACAAGCTTATGAAGCAGAGCAGGCAAGACTTGCTGCAGAAGCACAAGCCAAAGCTGAAGCAGAAGCTAAGGCTGCAGCTGAAAAAGCAGCAGCAGAAGAGGCTGCAAGGATTGAGGCAGAAAGGATTGCTGCAGAGCAGGCTGCTATAGAACAAGCTGCTGCAGAGGCTAAGGCCAAAGCAGATGCTGAAGCTGCTGCTCAAGCAGAAGCGGATAGGCTTGCAGCAGAGGCACAAGCTAAGGCTGAAGCGGATGCTCTAGCTCAAGCGGAGGCTGAAGCTGCTGCTCAACAAGAGCAAGCAACTGATACTCCATTAGATCAGACAGAAACTCCATCTGTAATACAAGTTGATCCAATTCCTTCACAAGATAATTCTACACCAGAAGCTGTTATAAAAGATGCACTTGCAGATGGAAAGCTAACATCTGAGGAAAAGGCTGCAGTGGTTGATGCACTTGTATCATCCCTTGAGCCAGGACAAGCTTTGACAGCAGAGCAGATTAAGGATGCTGGTATTGACTATAAGGATTTGCCACCTGCTACACCAGTTGATGTACGTACAGATGAGAATGGAAATGCTGTAGTTATTACAGCACAAGATGCAGCAAATATAGAATTAATTTCTGATCCAGGAGCATTGGTTCAGGAATTATTTAGCGACCCAGGTGCAGCCATCGCTGCTTTGGGAAGTATTGGGGCTGATATGTCCCCACAAGAAAGAGAAGAAGCAACACACATGGTTGTAGCCACTGTTGTTGCTGCAGGAGCAGCCATGAATGCTATTGGTTTAGCAGGAGCTGGTGGAGGAAGTGCCCCTTCAGCACCAAGAGGTGGGGGTTCACCTAGTGGTGGAAATTCTGGTGGAACAACAAGGAGAAATGAAAGATGGTAAAGTTCTTCAAAGACATGATTGACCAGCTTTGGACACTTCTAGGAATGTTCATTGCATGGGTCGTCCTTGACGGAAGTGCAAAAACAGTAGTTGGGTATGCGATAGTAGGAACCATGTTTGCATGGATTGTTACCTACCCTATAAGAAATAGAGAGGAAGACTAATGGCAGCTAAAAAAGAAGCAGGAACAGTGCCAGCTAAACCCCAGGGCCCAAAGGCTCTGTCTAATGTCCTCATGAGAATCGTTGCTGTATTTGCAGCTAACGGTCTTGGAGTCCTTGGTGCTGGTGCAGTTATTGGTATTGACACAGTGCAGGCTGTATGCCTAGCAGGTCTACTTGGTGTAGCTACCGTTGTTGAGAAGCTTGCAAGAGCATTTCTTGATGATGGCAAGCTTACAATTGCTGAGATCAATGACGCATTCGCTACTGTTGATAAAAAACAAGTTAAATAATCATTTTTGGGGTTAATTGACAAGGTCCCCTAGCTGGTGTATACTATATATAGGTATCTGAGGCTAGGGGATTTTTTATGACCTGCATTGTTGCAGCACGACAAAACGATAAGATTTATATGGCAGGTGACAGAGGTGCATCTGAAACCAATTTAATTATGTCTCTTACTAGTCCAAAAGTTTGGAAACATGGAGAATATGTTTTTGGTTACTGTGGATCAATGGATGGCGATAGAATGAAATATAATTTCAAGCCACCAGCACCAAAGGGTGATGATCTAGATAAGTTTATGTATACTGATTTTCTTATTTCACTACGTGTATTCTATGAAAATTGGTGGGTAGATGTTTCTAATGATTCTGATTTTGGCTTATTAATTGGAATTCGTGGAAAAATTTATGAACATAATGCCGTAGATATGTCGTTGAATCAATATATGCATGATTATATTGCTATGGGTTCAGGATCTGAATATGCATATGGTTCCATGTACTCTACTGAAGGACTAAAGGATACACGTAAGCGTGTAATGAAAGCAGTAGGTGCTGCAATAAAATTTTCAACTTCTTGCCAAGGTCCAGTTGACATTGTCACCTCTTAGTGTTATACTAAATACATGACAGATAAAAACTTTGATGAGTTGTGGGATTGGCTACAACACGGTATTGAAAAGGGATGGGTAACTGAACCATTCTGCTACACCCATGAGGGTGATCCATATATGACAGAAGAAGAAGAACAAGAGTGGGAAGACGGTGGAGATCCGTGTTGCCCAGTAATTAAACTACTACAATAAAGGTAAAAGGGTATGAAAAAAACAATCTATTCAGTAATCGCAGTAGCACTATGTTTTAGTGCAGTGTCTACACCTGCTCATGCAGACTCAAAATCTTTAGTAATTATCGATTCTTATTTTGATTCACGAGTGATTAGTGGCAATGTATCATGCATTACTCTAGATAATCAAGCATGTACAGACATCGTGAAGACTATTCCAGCTAGCCTATCTGACAATGTTAATCATGGTGATGCCATGGTTGAAGTTGCTAAAAAGCAAAATCCTGGAGTATCAATAATTGCTATTCGTGCAGGAATTCCAAACACTAAATCAGTAAGCGATGTAAATGCAGGCAACTTTATTGAGGCATTAAAGTGGGTATCTGCTCATGCTTCATCTGTAAGTGCTGTATCTATTTCTCGTTATTTTAATGGAATGAGTCCATGCACTCCATCAAGTATTAATACAGCACCATATGGCGGTGTCCAAAAAGCAGATGCCATGATCCGAAATCAAATTGCAACTCTTGCATCACAAGGCATTCCAGTATTTGCATCAACTGGAAACACAAAGGGAACCACCATTAGCTACCCAGCATGTATTTTAGATACAAAGTCAGTAAGTGTTGGTGCTTTGAATAAGGCTGGAGTTGTTGTTAGTTCATATGCTGCAGATGTAAATACAGATTATTTTGCATCATCATCAGTATATTCTTATAAGTCACCGATTCTTGGAATCATTCCAAATACAACTTCTGCTGGAACCGCTGCAGTTGCTGCAAAATTTGTTTCAAATACACTTGACAACAAGTTCGTAAACGTGCTACAATAGAATAACATGACCGCATAGCTGCTAAGTTCACTGCAGAAAGACTTAGTGTAGGTTGCGTGAGGTAATTACTCTGACGAGGTGGGCGTTGTCGTACCCACCACTATT